GAAGGGTCGAAAGCCCCGATTTTGCTGATTGGCGAGGAGCTTTTGCCCACCAAGCTGGCGCAGTGGGAGCGGTTCCACGGGCGCATTCTGGATTGGAAACAGGCCGAGCCGGTCAGTATGGCCGATGCGGCGCACCTGCGCGGGCTTTATTGCCGTCAGGTCGAGGTGGCCGATGACCTGTTAGCGATGGTGCTGGAGGCCGCGCATGGTTCGGCACGGCGGGTTTGCGTGAACCTGGAACTGGTCCAGGCCTCGGCCCTGTCTGACGGGGTGGCCGCTGCTGACCGGGCGTGGTGGGGGGATCGGTCGTTGCACACGGGCCAGCCGCCAAAGCGGAGGGCTTTTTGATGAGCCGGGGCCCGATTACCGAAACCCACGGAAACCAAAGGCGCGGCATTGCCCGCTATTGGCAGATCATCCTAGAGCTGAGCAAAGAGAACGGCACCTTCACCCTTACCGATGTGGAAGGGCAGACGACCGCCAAACGGCAGACGGTCGGTGACTACATCTTGCGGCTGACCAAGGCCGGGTTTTTGGCGGTGGTGGCCGACAACGGCGGGGCCAACGGACAGGCCAAGGTTTACCGCTTGGTCCGTAAGCAGTCTGACCCGCCCAAGGTTCGCCGTGATGGCACGCTGCTGGCCGACGATACGGCGCGGGATCAGATGTGGCGAACCGCCAAGATCATCAAAGAGTTTGCGCCAAAAGATTTGGCCATCCAGGCCAGCACCGAAGCGCAACCCGTATCAGAGCTGGACGCCAAGGACTACTGCAAGTTTCTGCGGTTGAGCGGGTATTTGGCGGTGCTGCGCCCCTCAAAGCCTGGAACGCAGGCCGTTTACCGGTTCTTGGCGAGCAAGAACACCGGCCCTAAAGCGCCGATGGTGCAGCGGGTAAAGGCGGTCTTTGACCCAAACTTAGGCGTTGTCGTTTGGACCAGCAAAGAGCAAGGGGGAGATCACGATGAGCGCGCTTGAAAAGGCCACCGGGGGGTGGTCCGGCGGGGTGCCTGACTGGGTCCAGACCTTAGCCGAGCAGTGCGATGCGACCAGTCAAAATAAGGTCGCCAAGGTGTTGGGCTACTCGGCGGCGACGGTTTCGCTGGTGTTGGCGGGTTCGTATAGCGGCGATCTGCGCCGGGTTGAACTGGCAGTTCGTGGGGCCTTCCTGGCCGCAACGGTGAACTGTCCTGTTCTGGGGGATATTCCGGCAAACGACTGCTTGACCCACCAACGGCAGGACTTCCGGGCGACCAACCATGTCCGGGTGCAGCTTTACCGCGCCTGCCACGGTGGGTGCAGCCATGCCAGTTCAAACCTGAAAGCGCGAAAGGAAGGCCACGATGAGTGATCTGTATGAGGCTTGGCTGACCGCCAAGCTCAAGGTAGCGGAAGCCGATGTAAAAGAGATGAAAGCATCTAAGGCATATCACGCGGCCATGGACGCAGCCCGCAAGGCGCAAGACGCCGAAGATAAGGCATTCAAGGCGTGGCAAGACAGCCGCAACAAAGGGGGCAGCCCTGCCGAGGGAGAGTGGGATGTTTAGCGATGGCCTCTTTGCACATGGGTCTGACACCTGCCCGCGCTGTGGAGCGGTCCCTGACCATGCCGAGCTCATTTGGGGCTCTTGCGACTGTTGTGGGTATCCCGACCCTGACCCGGTATCGGTCGGCTGTGGCGACCAGGAACGGGTGCTGTGGCGGACGAACGAGAGAGAGTGGATGGAGGGAGAGCCATGCTGAGTGAGGATCTGCGGAACTTTGCCGCGTTCCTGATCACCTGCGGGGCGGCGGGGATTGACGCCCCGACAACGAAATTGGTCCTACGGCGGGTCGCTGCGATGGAGAAGCAGGCGCGCACCTTGGAGGCTGTTGCGGTGCCTGTCGAGGCGCGGTGTGACTTGCCTCCCGGCGTGGTGCGGCTGGATGTGGCGCGGATTGCGCGGCGGCGCGGCGTGGCCTTGCCCGACGATAGCGGAGGAGATGCGGCATGACGTTTTTCCGCTGGCTGTGGCGAGCGATCCGCCGACAGCGCCCTAACACCTCGCTCGCCCTCTATGGGCTGGCGTCAACAATCACCCCACGCGAAACGAGGAAGTAACAATGGCAGAGCAGCACTCTTACATGACCAACAGCAAAGGCCACTTGGTTCCGGTCGATGCTGTAAAACCGCTCGACCGTCTGCGCGATGGTTTGGTCGCAGGTGTGATGGGGCGGGCAAAGGGCCTGCGCGATGACCTGGTAGACTTTAAGGCCGACGTGATGGCGGAAATCAAAGCCTTTGTCGAGCTTTCGGCCAACGAATATGACGTCGAGATGGGAGGGGTGAAAGGCAACATAACCCTGCGCAGCTATGACGGCCTGCGGGAAATCCGCGTCCAGGTCGCTGATCGGCTGGTCTTTGATGAGCGCCTGAAAGTGGCCGAGCGGTTGGTGGGTCAGTGCCTTGCCGACTGGTCCGCAGACGCTCGACCAGAACTTAAAGTCATCGTTGATCGGGCCTTTAAAACCGATAAAGACGGCAATGTGAACACCGCTGCCGTGCTGGACTTGCGCCGCCTGGACATTGCCGACACGCGTTGGAAAAAGGCCATGGAGGCTATCGCCGACGCCCTGACCGTGACGGGCACCAAAAGCTATGTCCGCTTTTACGAGCGCAGCGCACCTGATGCGCCGTTGCAAGCGATCAGTCTTGATCTGGCTCGCTTGTAGGGAGGGGGGACGATGGACAGCGAAACCCCAAGGACGAAAGAAGAGCGTGAAGTCGCTGCGGTGATGGAGTTGCTTTGGCACATGGTAAAGCAGATTGGTGAAGCTTATCCGAGCATTCCCAAAACCGCGATTAGCGCAGGCCTGATTAATGTCGGGGCACAGATGGGCATGGCCCATGTCCCTGTCGATGTCCTAGCCAACTACTTTGTTGACGTATCGCTGCGGATTGTTGCCGGACAGGTGACGCCATTCCTCGGAGGAGGTGAAGATGGCAAGCGACACTAACCGCCGCCCAATGCTGGCCAAGGCCCATATCGCCCGCAAAGACCTCGGCCTAGACGAGGCGACATACCGCGCGGTGGTCAGCCGCATCTCTGGCGGCCATGCCGATAGCGCGGGCAAGCTGTCGGGTCGCCAGTTAGACGACCTCCTGTCCGAATTTATGCGGCTGGGGTGGAAGCCCAAGACGGTGCCTAAGGCGGCAGCCAAAGACCCAATGGCGGGCAAAGTCCGCGCTCTCTGGATAACCCTAGCCGATGCTGGCGTGGTGCGCGATCGGTCCGAGGAGGCCTTGCGGTCCTACGTCGCACGGATGACCCGGCGCAGTGATCTGCGGTTTTGCTCCCCCGTCGAAAAGGGGCGTTTGATCGAAGCCCTTAAGCAATGGGCCGACCGCGCGGGGGTGGACTTGCAATGATCGCACTACCGGGTATCTTAGCCGAGGTGGCAGAGGTGGCCGGTGATGAGGCGGCCCTCGCCCTCGCACGGGCTGCCGGTGGTCGATCCGTCTATGTGCCCAGGCCGGATAACGTGCCCGACGGCCATTGGCTGGTGTTGGCTTTGGGGCGTGAGGCGGCGATGATGGTGGCCGACTTGGTCGGCGGCGGGGATGTCGCCATACCGTTGGGGCCGACCGGGCGGCAGCACGCCACCCGCGCCGAGGTGGACACCTTGATCGGCCAGGGGCTGAGCGCGTCACGGATCGCCCAGCGGTGCGGCGTTACAGAACGCACGGTGGAGCGCCGAAGAGCGGCCCTCAGGGCCAAAGCCAACAGCAGCCAACTTCGTCTTTTCTGAAAGCCCGGCCACCCGACAGGGGTCGGGCTTATTGCTTGGGGCGCTCCTCGGCAAACTTGTGGGGTCTTATGACCTGCACGGAGATGCCCGATGGCCCCGCACGATCCCCCCCAACGCTACGCCTATAGCCACCGCTCTCTGGCGCGGTTGGAGACCTGCGACCCGCGCCTACAAATGGTGATGAAGGCCGCCCTGGTGGCCGCCCCTTGCGATATCACCGTACTGTGCGGCCACCGCAGCAAGGCTGACCAGGACAAGGCGGTCGCCGATGGCAAGAGCAAGGCCCGTTGGCCGTCCAGCAAACATAATGCCACTCCCTCCAAGGCGGTCGATATCGCCCCTTATCCCATCGACTGGGACGATACGGCGCGTTTTCGGGCCCTGGCGGGGCACGTCCTGGCGGTTGGCGAGGCTCTGGGCGTACCGCTCAAGTGGGGCGGCCATTTCAAAACCCTGGTCGATATGCCCCACTTTGAGCTGGCGGAGGGATAAGCGATGCTGTCCGCCGCCCTAGGGATTGCCTCTTTGGCTGCCCCCTCCATCGGGAAATGGTTGTTCGGGGATAAAGGGGAGGCCATCGCCGGTCAGGTGGTCGCCGCTGCCCAGGCCGTGACCGGCACATCAGACCCCGAGGCCGCTAAGGCCGCCCTGGCAGCGAACCCGGACTTGCTCGCCAAACTGCAAATGCAGCTTGCCACTCTCAACGCCGATCTTGAGCGGGCGTATCTGGCTGACCGTCAGTCTGCGCGGTCGCGCGATGTGGCCCTAGCGCAAGCGGGCCAACACAATTGGCGGGCAGACCTGATGGTCTTATCCGTGACTGTAGGGTTGATCGCCTGCGTAGGGGTGTTGGCCATTTTCCGGCAGCAGGTTCCCGGCGAAGTGGTTGGCATCCTCTCCACGGTGGCCGGTATTTTTGGGGCCTGTCTCAAGGACGCTTTCGGCTACGAATTCGGCTCCTCGCGCGGGTCGAGAGAAAAAGGCGCCATGCTGGCAGCGACGAGCGCCAAGAGCGCCGAATAAAAGGGGGGGCCGGTCCTGTGACCCTGGCTGATTTCAAAGAGTGGTTCACGATTGCGGCCGGACTGGGCGGGCTGGTGGTCACGGCCTTTGTCTGGCGTCTCAAGGGAGAGTTTGCCAGCAAAGGCGACATGGCTGAGACACGCACCCGCCTCGATACGCTAGAGGGTGACGTCACCAAGATGTCGGCCCGCCTGGAAACCCTGCCTGATCACGAAGACCTGTCGGACGTGCGCGAGCGGCTGGCGTCGATGGAAGGGGCGATTAAGGTCGCCTCGGAGCAGGTCGAAGGGCTGCGGCAAGTGATGGTGCGCCTTGAACGTCCGCTCAACCAGTTGTTGGACCACCACATGAACCGGGGGCGGTGATGAGCTTTGAGAAAGATTGGATCGCCTCGCGCCGCCTGTTTGTCTTGCGGCTGCTGGTCGAGGTTGGCTTTGAGGCCAACGAAGGGGTGATCTTTAAAGCCGCCGAACGGGGCGGCTTTGCGCGGGATACCCGCGATGATCTGCGCCAAGACCTGGATCATCTGGTAAAGACCGGCTGTCTTTCCCAGACGTGGCTGAATGGGTCTTTGCGGGTGGTCAAGCTGACCGAGCGCGGCGAAGACGCGGCCTATGGGCGGGCAACCGTCGAAGGCGTCGAGCGCACCCGCTGGGACCGTTAAAAGATGCCCCGTCCGTCTAAAATAGATCGCCTGCCGCCTGCGGTGCGCGAGGAGATTGGCCGCCTGCGCCGGGATGGCCTGACCATTGACGACATCCTGGATCGTTTGCGGGGCATGGTGCCGGAAAGCCAACAGCCGTCCCGCGCTGGCCTTGGGCGGCATATCCAAAAGGTCGATGTGCTGGCCGGGCGGATCAAAGCTGCCGAGGCGATGGCTGACCGGCTGGTCGGGGAAATGGGTGATGGCGGCGAGGTGAAGCTCGCCCGGATGAACGCCGTGCTGCTCGGGACCACACTCTTTGATCTACTGTCCGGGGCGGAAGACGGCGAGGTCGTCGTCCTAGAGCCCAAGGATGCTAAGGCCCTTTCGGAGACCTTGCGCAACATCGCCTCAGCGCAAAAGAGCAGCGCCGACTACGTGCAAAAGGCCAATGAAATCCGCGAGGAAGAACGCCTCGCCCTTGAGGCCGAGATGAAAGCCAAGCTCGACGCCATCCCGGCCAAAAAAGGCGTCACGCCCGAGACCTTGGCTGAGATCCGCGCCGCCCTTGGCATCGTCTAAAAAGGGGCGCGCAGATGGGTAACGCCAAGATCATCCCCGCCGATCCAAACGCCATTTTCCTTCCCTATCAAGCCAAGTGGATCAAAGATACCAGCCGCCTAAAGGCAATGGAAAAGGGCCGCCAGATTGGCCTGTCCTGGTCAACGGCTTATGCCTGCGATGAGCGCACCGCCCAGGCCGGGCAGAAGTGGGACCAGTGGGTGTCGTCGCGCGACGAGATGCAGGCGCGCCTGTTCATCGAGGATTGCAAGCTGTGGGCCGGGGTGATGAACCTTGCGGCGCAGGATTTGGGCGAGGTGGTTCTGGATCAAAAGACCGGGCAGACGGCACATGTCCTGAAATTCGCCAACGGACGGCGCATTCATTCCATGTCCTCGAACCCCGACGCCCAGGCAGGCAAGCGCGGCGGGCGGGTGCTTGATGAGTTCGCCCTACACCCTGACCCGCGCAAGCTGTGGGCCATCGCCTATCCGGGGATCACCTGGGGCGGGTCGATGGAGATCATCTCCACCCATCGCGGCAGCGGCAATTTCTTTAACGAGCTGATCCGTGAATGCCGCGAAAACGGCAATCCCAAGGGGATCAGCCTACACCGCGTCACCCTGCAAGATGCCCTTGATCAGGGGTTCCTTTACAAGCTTCAGCAGATGCTGCCCGCCGACGATGAACGGCAGGCGATGGACGAGGCCGCCTATTACGACTTTATCCGCGCCGGGTGCGCCGACGAGGAAAGCTTTCAGCAAGAATACCTCTGCGACCCGGCGGACGATAATGCGGCCTTTCTGGAATACGACCTGATCGCGAGCTGCGAATATGCCGCGACTGACCGCTGGAAAGAGCCAACAGGCGGACGGCTGTTCGCCGGGGTGGACATTGGCCGCAAGAAAGACCTGACCGTCCTCTGGGTCGTCGAGCTGTTGGGCGACGTGCTCTATACCCGCCATGTCGAGTGCATGGAAAAGATGCGTAAATCAGCGCAAGAAGCAATCCTCTACCCCTGGTTTGAGCGCTGCGAGCGGGTCTCCATCGACGCGACGGGGTTGGGCATTGGCTGGGTCGATGATGCCCAGGACAAGTACGGTGAGCACCGCGTTGAGGGGGTAACCTTTACCCCGGTGTCAAAGCAAATCTTGGCCTACCCGGTGCGCTCGAAAATGGAGGACCGGCTGGTCCGCATCCCCCATGACAAGCACATTAGGGCCGACCTGCGTCTGGTGACGAAACAGACCTCCGCTGCTGGGACGATCCGCTTTACTGCCGAGCGCACGGCGGACGGCCACGCCGACCGCTTTTGGGCCCTGGGGCTGGCGATCCATGCCGCCAGCACCCCCCTAGAGGCCTATGGCTACAGCGCCGCCCAAGCTCGTGCGGCCCAAAACAACCCCCATCACGCCACCGACCCGGACAGAGACGACGGTCGGGGCTTTGCGCACGGAGCTTGGTAATGGCCCTCCTCGACCAATACGGCAACCCCATCCGCCGCGAGGCCCTGCGCGAGGAACACGGCGGGCCAACGGTGACCGGTGTGCGTTCGATCCTGTCGGACCACCCGGCACAAGGGCTGACCCCGTTTCGGCTGGGGCGGCTGCTGAGGGATGCCGAGCACGGCGATGCCACGGCCTATCTGGAACTGGCCGAAGAGATGGAGGAAAAAGACCTCCACTATCGCTCGGTCCTCTCGACCCGCAAGATGCAAGTGGCCTGCCTGCCGGTGACGGTC